AATACTTCTCCAACAGCTTCTTCTTTTTATGTTGGGGCAGATGATAAGACCAATAAGTTAAACGAAAATCATATTGCATATCTCTTCGGTGCATCTCCCGAAACAAGTCAATTTGGATGGTTTTATTCGTCTCTTGATGGTTTTGGCAAGACTATTAGTCTTGATTTTGACCCACGTTTTATTATGTTTAAACAAATTTGGCGTGGCGCTGGGGGAAATGCTCAGTCTCAACCTGGGCACCAGGATTGGTTCATTTTTGATAAGTTTAGACGTATTGAAACTATTCTTGGTGAAGATTCTCAGTTACGTTTAAATAGTACTGATGCAGAATATGTTACTAGTGGAAATGAGGATTACTTTACCCTTGGCACCAATCCTCCTAGAATGATAATTCCTGGTTATAGTCAACTGTTTGGTGGCAGTGGTGGTGGAGGCAAAGCTTACATGTGGTGGGCAATTGCCTGATCAATATCAATTGATAAATAGTTAAAAAATATAATACTTACGATGGCAGTCAATCCAGTCATTAATATTTCAATACCACAAGGTGTAGATTTCTCAGAAACTTTTGTTTCAACTGAGTCTGATGGATCTTTGACAAATCTTGCAGGATATTCTGCCACTGCCACTTTGAAAAAACATCCAGGAGCAACCACATCAACTTCCTTTACTGTGAGTATAGTAACATCTATAGGAGAAGTTGCTATCGCTATGACATCTGGAGTTACTTCTGGATTAAAACCTGGCAGACATGTTTATGATGTAAGATTAGTATCTCCATCAGGTGCTACTACAAGATTGGTTGAAGGTATGGCCTTTGTTACAGCAGGAATTACTACCGGTTAAAACTCATGCCAATAGTCAGAAAAGCACAGTCAATTAACAATGTAGCAAAAAAGAAAGATCCAGCAAAAGTATCTGTTCAAAGTGTAAGAGAACCTGCTTTAATTAAAGAAATGAACGATACTTCATTTGGAACTTTAGATGCTTCTAAAGATGGTTTACTGATGTCATATGATAGTCAAACTGACAAATTTGTTTTAGTAACAGCAGATGAACTTCTCTCATCTTCAGCTGAAGATAATGATTTACCTGATGATTTTATTGATAGATTAGAGGAAGAACTTATACTTCCAGTTACAGAATTAGATGGAGGAGGATTCTGATGCCAACAAGAGTAAGGGACTTATTGGATACTAATTTAAATAATTTAGATGGTGGCAAAAATAGACATATACTACAATATAATGCTACAGATGAAAAATTTGATGTTGTTTCTACAGATGATGTATTAAGTAGATCTATAGCAACACCGTCTCCAGAAGAATTTCTTAGAACAGTGGAATCTGAATTAGGACCCGTTCCAAGATTTTTTGAAGGGGGATCATTTTAGTATAGATATAGTTTATATAACATATTATAAATATTCATACTGGACAGTATAGACTAATAAGATGGCGTCACCAACCCTTCAGTTTAAAAGAGGTCTTTTAGCAAATTTACCAGGTCTTAAAGCAGGAGAACCTGGATTTACTACAGACAGTTATGATCTTTATGTTGGAATTGATGAAACTCTTGCCAATAACAAGCTTGTTGGGTCTGGGCGATATTGGTCTGTAAACTCTACATCTAAGGGTAGTGGTGTTAACCTTGTAGAAGGCACAAGTAATGGAACAAATTTTGTCACTCTAAAGGCACCAGATAGTCTTTCTGGTATTGTTACATATACAATGCCCGGATCTGATGGAACTAATAATCAGGTTCTTGCTACGAATGGATCTGGAACTTTATCATTCATTGATGCTGTAGCAACACTGACAATAGCAGCAGACAGTGGATCTAATGATACTGTCAATCTTTTATCAGACACTTTAACATTTACTGGTGGTGATGGTATTGATACTGCAGTAACTGACAACACCATTACTATTACTGCAAGTAGTATTACAACTGCTCAACTTGCTGCAGCAACTCTGGTAACTGAATCGGAAGGTATCGGATCTAATGATAATGACACCACTCTTCCAACATCAGCAGCAGTTAAAGACTATGTTGATAGTAACATAACATCACAAGACCTTGATGTTGCTGGTGATTCTGGAACTGGTGCGGTTGACTTAGATTCACAATCACTTACGATTGCTGGCACTACTAATGAGATTGAAACTTCAGCATCAAACCAGTCCATTACGATTGGACTTCCTAATGATGTTACTGTTTCCAATAACCTGACTGTTTCTGGCAACCTTTATGTTAATGGTTCTACTACTCAAGTAAATACAGCAACCACAACCATTGAAGATCAACTGCTTGATTTGGGTATGGTTGATGGTGCTGTACCATCATCAGACCTGAACAAAGATATTGGTGTTCTTTTTAACTACTATACAGATGCTGCTAAGAAGGCAGCAGTATATTGGGATGATAGCACTTCAAGAATTGTTGTTTCTGCTGATGTTTCAGAGTCATCAGGTGTTCTTACCAATAACACTGGTGGTGCATTAGAAGTTGCTTCTCTGTATGTAAGTGGATGTACTGGTTCTACTGTTGAGGTTATCAAATGTACTAACAGTGAAATCTTTATTGAGAATGTAACGATAGATGGCGGATCATTCTGACACTATGAATGAACAAGATTATAAGAATTTGATTACTGTCTATCAAAGTAAACTATTTGACCTTACTAATCAAAATGTTGCATTGGAAGCAAGAGAGTTGAAGTATAAGCAGACTATAGAATTGTTGAATCAAAAAATATCAGAATTAGAAAAGAAACCAAAAAGATCTACAAAAACAACTGAAGAGTACTGAAGAAATTTGATAAATATCTTTAACACTCCTAGTACATACTAGGAAAATGGTATATACCAACTGAGGGATAGATGGCAGATCCAAAAATTAAACTGAAAAGGTCTTCTGTAGCTGGCAAAATTCCTACACCAGACCAGG